AGGATGGCTGTGTCGTATCCCGTGGCATTGGCTGAGGCTTCCACGGCATCAATCGTACCGTTCACCCCGATGTCAAAAGCAACCGCGCCATATTTATTCTGCGGGATGGTGTCATTCCCAGGAGCCGTCCCGTCAGCAACCGCTGCCTTTGCGTAACCGGTCCCGGAGATATCGAAGCTGAAGGCACCACTGGAGACTGCCGTGGTGGTAGCTCCGATAGCAAGGGCCGGTCCAACTGTTATGCCGGTACTCGCCATTTGCTGCGTCCAGCATGTAACCGAGGCTCCCTGAGTAGGTACGGCTATACTAACGTAGGTTTTGCCGCATGTACCATTGAGGCACATAAAGTCATCGGGAGTCGGAGTAGTGTTGGCCGTGAAGCGCCAGTATTTAGCCGCCTGCGCCTCGCCTACTGAGCCGATGAAGTTGTACCCAACTGCTGCCACTGGCAACGTGTGGCTGATATCGTTTGGACCTTGGCCGGTATTGGTGATTATCGTATTCGTGACCTGTGCCGCTGAAAGACTGAGAGCAGTTGAACCGTCCACCATTACGGGTTGGAGGGCCTTGTTTGTGATCGTCTGAACGTCAGTGGTACCAACTGGGTTGGCGGGTATAGTAAAATTGGCATCAGGCAATGTAGCGACTCGTGTAGTACCAGCAGCAGGCCCCGTGATGGTCAGGATGCCCGTTGTAGCCGTAGACTTAATAGACCCAGCCGAGCCCGAGACATTACCATCAGTGAAGGCAATAGTCTTGCGTTCTGTGGTAGGAGTGAAGTAAAGCCACGTGCCGTCGAACTCCATTGCTCCCGCAACAGCCGCGGTGAGATTGGTTCCGGACTGGAAATACAAGGGAGCGGTCCCGGCTGTGGTTGTGCCAGCTCGGAGGATGAGGGCACTTATCAGAGTGCCGCCGTCGAAGGAACTCGATCCAGGAGGGATGCCCGAAGCTGTTCCAGCCATTAACAAGAGGCAGATAAATGCATAGACAAGTCTTTTCATTACCGCCTCCTAATTCGCGACAAAGGTAAGGTAAACCGTCACCACCGCACTGTTAACCGCGTTATCTCCAATACTGACCGTCCAAGTATCAAGAATCATCGGATAACCCGAACTCAGGATTACCTCTTGCGTTGCTGTGCTTGATCTGTCATCGACAAGAGTGCGCGTTACCACGTAAGAGTTTGCGTCAGTAATGTCCAAGTCCCAGGCACCATTTGTAGGGCCGGTGGCCCCCGGAACCGTTTCAACCTTGTACAGATACCAGCCTTTGATTCCGTTTACAGGGTCGATATCAGTGAAACTGGAAGGCGCTATTGTGCTCGATGCAAAAGACGCCGACCCATCAGCAGTGAACACCAGGACCACCACGCACCGCTGGTAAACTTCGCTTACCTTGATTAGTGGATAGTGGCTCTGCGAAGTCACCCCAGTTGCAAAAGCCGAAAGAGGCCAAAAAAGCATCAACAAAACAAGCAGTAAGATAGACCGTTTCATTCCGTTGCTCCTTGCACCGGGTTCGATTTACCCGGCATCTATTGACCACCTTCGGCCTCTGTTGTGGCTCAGTTTTTCAATTTCGATATTTACCGTTTCGACCCTTGCCGATGCGTTTTTGCTCATCAGATTATTGAGTGAATCAACAGCTATTTTGGCTATCGCTGGTGATACTTCGACCCCGAACTCAGGGGCCATTTCCAGAGCGAGGTTGTATTTAATCATCTGCTTGTATCCAGGCGGCAGGGCAATTGTGGTAGTAAGAGCTGTTGGTTCGGTAAGCGGCTTTATGGATTCAAGATTGAGCGTTCCGGTCCCAGCCGGATGGACATAGATTTTCCCAAGAGGGTATTCCGGACTGTAGTAAAGCCACGCCGGTGTCCCGGAGGTGGATTTCTGGCCGATCTCCCGGTACTTACGGGCGTCGATTATGACCATTATGTAATCGAGACCGGACCCACTGACGTAGGCTCCAACGACCTTTTCCGGCCTTACTGTATTGAATGTCCCAGCCGATCCAATCGTGTAGGACGTCGCCCCGGTAAGCGTCAGGGATTCGCTTGTATTGGCGTAAATCAAAAGACCCTGTGCGCTCAACCCGTCGAACAGGGCTTGGAGTGCTTCAAGACCATCTGCGGATTCCGATGCCGTAGGTGCTCTTCCAGGGTCTAGTGAACCATTTAACCGCATTGCGGCCTTGATGAAGTCGTGTGCTGTCATCCATGTCCCATTATGTGCGGCACGACAATGAGGGGTTTATCCACTTGCTTTGCCGCAAAGGTTATCTGTTCCGCCAACTGCCTGGCTCTTTTGGGTTCCCACGAAAAAGTAACCTGAGCCATTTTACCGTCTGGAAGTTCCGTTGTGGCCGTCAGAAAAACCAGTCCATCCTTTGTGTATCCAATGATCTCGCTCATGCGTAAAACTCCTCGACCGTGGTTTCCTCTTCGCCTTTAGCGGCGAGTTTCTTAATCTCCAGTTGAGTCTCTTCGTAGTTCATTTCAAGCGAGTGGGCCATCAACACAACCCGATCCTCGTTTTCAGGAGCGTTTATTGAGAGTCGCCAGATGGCCTTGAACAGCTTCTCTTTACCCGCCTCGACTGGAAGATCGACTCCATATTCCTGCCTCGCGTACAAGGCAAGCTGGCGGGCCGACATATCTTCTAAGTCGAAGCGCTGGTTAAGAAGATGGCGGACCATAGTCATGGGTTTGTTGTGTTCTATCCAACCCGCCGCTGCGGCCCGCTCATCCTCTTCTTTGTCGTTTACAATTACCGGCTCCTGCCATTCGTGGTATCTCCAGGCAGGGTATTTCTTTGATTTCTCTCCGTGGAATCCCATGAAAAAGATTCCATCCGGCAGGTTTTTCTGTGGATCGGTGGTGGTCATTAAATGTGGCTCCAAGATTTCCGGGTTACGATTCGAGCAATTTGAGATTTGCTCATCTTGTATTTATCCATTAACTTCGAGTAGGAGTTTCCCAGAGCATGGTCAGCACGGATCGCTAGAACATCTTCATTTTTTAAAATAGACATCCCGTGCTTCTCGCCTAGTTGGCCCTTGGCCCTACATCGACCCTTTGCCACCATGTCCTCTGCATTGTTTTTCTGAGTCCCAAGGAACAGATGTTTGGGACGAACGCATACTCCCTATAAGGTCAATGGTACTTGTTAGCCTTCAGCACCCCAAATACGACATGCCATCTCGGGATACAGTGTCTTCACTCCATACAAAAGATCGAGGCGGCATACTTCATCGTCGGTATCAATATCATACTGTTTGACGAGACGGATGCTCAGACCGTTGTACGTTTCTCTCGCACCCCATATTCCTTCGGGCATTTCAAGTGGGACGGTAACGAGGGCGAAAGCATTCTTGTGGAACGCAAGGTTCTGCGGGTACTGCTGGCCCTGTGTTCCGACGATTGTCACCGCAGCGGCCCCGGCAGGGAGGGTATCAACGGTTGCATACGGGCCGGTATCGATCATCGCGGGTTCGAAGTAGACCGTTACGATGCCGGT